CATTCTCATGCTGTAACTGCAACCACTCCTTTGCTATTTTGATTTCACGGTTTTCAGATGATGTTTTGTTTCTCTTTCTCAACAACTTATTTAAACGTGCCTTCACATTTATATCATTGTCTAGATAGTCCTGCAATACACCAATCTTTTCCGATTTGCGTTCTTCTTTCACAGTTTTAGAATGTTGTTTGGAAGCATCTTTATCCGCCTTATCCAAATCAATATCATAGTTCATATAATGCACATTGAAGTTATGGTTCTCCATCTCTTCACCAAGCAAGTATGAGTTGTGACTTTGATTTTCTACATCTAGTTCATAGAAATAATTTGCAATTCGGGTATAATCAATCTTTACCTCACCATTAACGTTGCGATAACCAAACTGTCTCCATGTTCTATTATAAAACGATACTCCTTTTAATAAGTGATTGATATGTTTGTTTCTATTTTTATCTTCAGTTTCTTTAACGATGTAGTTGTAATGCTCTTCCAGTGTCTTAGCATTCTCGGTAAAGTCAAACCATTCATCAAATATATCTTTCTTTAACTTGAAGGTTTCTTCTTTTTTATACCAGACAAATGTTTTGTGTTTACCATTTCTGGCTCTGCTTGCAAACTGGCGAATAGTAGTAGCACTTTTCTTTTTATCAATGTAATGAATCTGAGTGATGTTCTTGTTTAACAAGTTGATACCTTCTGTCAACATTGATGTTGTGATAAGAACATCCGTTTTGCCAGATAGTTTTTCAGTTTCCAATATCTTAATGGACTCTTCCTCATTTTTACTGTCACTATCAACTACAACAACTTTATATCCCATGTCTTGCAATGAATTCCTAAGTGCTATATTTTCACTTTTATTATTGCGATAAATTAAAGCCTTCTCATCTGGCTTTACATTATGTTGAAAATGGTAAATCATGGCTTCATTCATTGTAATCTTTTGACTATTCTCTAAATGAATACATGTCACATCATCCTTAACATCTTTCCTTCTTCTGACTTTAAAGTGTTCGTTGATAATCAAATAGTTATTCAAATACTTTGTATCATATGTACTTGAATACAAATATATTTTTTTATAGATTTGATTGCGAATGGAACGTGAGATATAATACATGACACGGTCACGATAGTTTGCAGAGACATATAGATTGTGTACTTCATCTACGTGTAATTCATATTCATTTAGATCTAGGTCTCTTGTGATTAGTGAAACAAGTTTATCATATGTACAAACTATTCTGTTAGATAACTTTTCATCAAACTGCTTATCATCATAAAGATATTGATATGATGGATATTTTTTTCTTTGTTGAATGACTTGAGAAGTGTATGGAAATGCAATGATAATTTTGTCAGTGTTTTTTGACCTCTTGAAGATTAGTTCTGTTTTACCCGAACCGGTTGGCGAGTCTATCAGAGAAGTATAATTTTTATGACAAAAGAAGACATCAGAATTCAACTCACTAATATACTTATTGATTTCAATCTCTTGCATGGTCCTCCATAATGATGATTAGAAAATAAAATATCTCTTATAATATATCAAAAATAAAATAAAATGTCAAGTAATATAATAAAGTTTTTTCACTAGATTCATCTAGTATTTTTATTAGATATGTCTAGTATTTTGCTAAGTAATTGATATTACTCAGATTCCCATTTTCTTCATTTCATTCTCTGTCCAAACTATGAATTTCCAATTTTGTTTCTCACAAAACGTTTGCGCTTGCTTCCATTTTGATTGATTGATTATGTAAGTAATCGCAGCACTTCTATAATTTTTTAATTTTTTTGATGGAGGTAGTGTTTCACGATACGGTTTAACTTCTATCATGTAGGTTTGTTTACTTTTATTCATGAAAATAAAATCTGGAAAATATGAATGCATTTTTTTATCTATTGGATTTAAGTATGGAACTATCATTCCTTCTGAATTCCACCACTCAACATTTGATGATTGATCAAAAAATGCCATAATTCTCTTTTCCCAAGAACTACGATAAATAATATTACGTGAGTTTCCACGATACTTACCTTCATTTTTAATATAAAATTTTCCTTGACGATAATTAGTTTTTCTCATAAGGGGTATTTTTGATTAATAGTTTGATTTATCCTAAAAAAATACATTTAGAAACTTTTCAAAAGTTTTTTCTTAAAATGATGATATATGATGTTTCAACTACGAAGACTACTGCCGAAAATAAAAACAAAAGAAAATTAGAATCTATAATATATTTACCTTTACCAAAAGGTTTGCTAAGAGAAGAATTTCAATTAGATTATAATAGAGAAGAACTGGGTGTTTTGGGAGAATTAGTAAAAAACAAATATGATGCGGTGAATAGAAGCATACGTAATATTGTCAAAGGAGAGAGACTTTCTTTGGGAGATGCATATGATAGTGTAAAACAAGAAGTTTTAGATAATGGATTGTCAGTTATAGATACTTTTATAGAACAGCAGATAGCTAAGACTGATAATTATTTTTTAAAAATAGGAGCACAAGCTTCAGGATATTCAAGAGCACCGAACTTTACTTTACTATTTGATGGTGTAAGTAGAGTTAGAGAATTTACACTTGAATGGAAAATTTCTCCTAAAAATGAGGAAGATGCTTTAGAATTAGAAACAATCATAAAATCATTACAGAAAGCTACATTACCTAAACTTACACAATTCAATTTATTTCAAAATGGACTTCAATATTTAGATGAGTACGTACAAACTAAACTCTCGCAAATATCAAATGCCCTTACATTTGATTCAACACCACAAGAAGTTCAAGATTCATTAGATGTTATTGAAAAAGACAAGAAAGTTGCCGATACATTGTTTAGTTCCACATTTAAAATACCTTTTGAATTTGAACTACAAATTGTAGAAAAATACAATAATACAATGAGAGATGTAAATTACTTAATGAATTTTCCGCATAAGTATGTAATACGTGATATATCTGCTTATTATGGAGTTAGTTCGGATACAGAAACTTTTATTAAAGGTGAAAAGGGTTATTACCATCACTCTTATGATATAACAATTATTATGATGGAAAACAAAATTTATACAGCAGATGACGTAGGATAAACATGGCATCAAGTATTATAGAACCTATAGTTTTTCCAAATGAGTTAAGAAAAACAGGTTATCAAAAAAATTATTTGAAATTAGTCTTCACTAAGCATAAGGTTTCTAATAAAAATGCAAATCTTGAAATAACAGAAATACAACATCCTGTTATGTTTTTACCTATTGCTCCTAGATTATTAGTAGAATCTGTATCTGCAAATTACAATACTGAAAATATTGGAGTTTTGGGTAATGTATTATTTTCTAATATAAGAGAATATGGCATGACTCCAGAAGGTGTTCAAGGTGCAATGGCGCATACTATAGATAATTTTAAAGCAACTGAAGCACTTGAAGCTTTTGTCACCTCTGGTATATTAAGAGCAGATAATGCAGCTATAAAGGCAGGCACCTATGCCGAAGGTGTAGCATATAATCCAAATACAACTACTTTTTTTCAAGGACAAAACCAAGCATATCGTTTATTCTATTTTACTTGGAATTTATTTGCTAAAAATGAAATTGAAGCAAAAAATTTAATTACAATAGAAAATACATTTCGTAAGAATGTGTTACCTACTACAATAAATAGAAATATAGCAGCAACCATAAACTATAATAATCATTACAAATATCCAAGTAATTTACACTTAGAGATATATGTAAATGATGAGATATATAATAAATTTAAATTTTTACCTACAGTAGTCACTAAGCTTGATATTTCTCATAATGATGTGCAAGACCAAAATGAAATGGCATTTTTTGAAGGTGAAGATGGTGTTGTAAAATATTACACATCTACTTCAATAAGTCTAACTTTACAAGAAACTAAAGTATTCACAAGAAGTGATGTTGATTCAGTTCATCAATAACATAAAAAAATAAATGTATTTTTTTCAAGAATTTCCAAAAACTTCATATAATATAAAAAATAATTCCGTAAACTTAGTAGACATAACAGTTCGTATTAAGCTACTAGATTATATAAAAAATAATCGGGATAGTTTAATTATTAACAATTATGAAATAGAAAATGAAAAAAGACCGGAAGAGGTTTCTTATGAAATATACGAAAGTTATGATTTCACTTGGACTATTTTAATATTAAATGATATATACAGCATTTATTCCGATTGGGTTAAGCCTTCAGAAATTTTAGATAAAGAGTTGATTAAAAAATATGGGTCAATAGAAGCTTCAAATAAAAAAATTGTCGCATATTATGATAAATTTGGTTATGAAGTTGGTAGAACATCACCCACTGCAGTAAAATCTGTATCTGCATACCAACATTCAATTCTAGAAAATGAAAAAAAGAAACATATAAAAGTTTTTGATAACATTATTATTAATCGTGTTCAAGCAGATTTATCTACAGAGATAATAGATTTATGAGAAGAGTTTTTGATAAGTCAGTAAAGACAGTATTTTATCCAAGCGAAATTGGTGATTATGAATTATTATCACTACTTTTAGAATCTCCTCGTATACCAGTTGCGGGAAAAGACCCTATTTTTAAACAATATAAATTAGACCTAATCTATACTAATTTTAGTATTTTTGAAGATTTGTATTCTAATTGTTTAACAGGCTCTCTAAGTTTATTAGATACAAATCATTTACTTACAGATTTTCCAATTATAGGTGAAGAAACAGTACAATTATGTTTTCGTTCTATGCATACTAAAATAGCAATAGAACTTAGAATGCGAGTTACAGGTATTTCTGAAATAGAAAAAATAAATGAAAATTCTGTTCTTTATACATTGTTATTAACATCTGAAGTTGCAATTAGAAGTGAAAAACAAAAAATATCAAGGTCTTTTTCTAAAGGGTATTTGTCTGATATTGTGAGTATTATTTGTGAAAAATATTTAGGTTTAATAAATGAAAAATCGGTAAGTGTTGTTGAGAAATCCGAATATTATGTAAAAGAAAAAGATGTAAGTTTAAATTATTATGGTATTGAAACAAATTCAGGACATATAGAAAAGTATGTTGTTCCGAATTTTTCACCATTTCGTCTTTTAAATAAATTATGTGTGAGAGCAAGTTCTACAACTGGAGCGTTATTTTTCTTTTTTCAAGACATTAATCGTTTTCGTTTTGTAAATTTAGAAGATGTTTTCAAAAATAGAAAAAATTCAAATAAAATTAAAACTATAGTTTATATACCAAAAGATGTGTCGGAAAATAAAGAAGTTCAGTGGAATGTAGTTTATGATTATAAAATAGTTAAAAGATTTGATGTTTTTAAAAATATGTCAAAAGGAATGTATTCTTCGGAAATTAATTATGTAGATATTGAAAAAAGAAACGTAGAAACAAAACAATTTTATTATCAAAAAGATGCTAAAAAATATTATCATATCAATAACAATAAATTTTTATTAACATCAGAATATAGTGATATTACTCATGATGTTGGCAATGAAAAACCATTGACAGTAAGCTCAACAGTGATGTCTCATAAGGGCGATTTAGAATCCCAAGATTATTCTGACCACAAATCAGAAGTATATCAAAGACGAATGAGTATGCAATCTCAGATTGACTCATTAGTTGTACAAGTTGAAATGGCTGGTGATAGTTCTGGTAATATAGCAGTTGGTGATATAATTAATTTTTATGTACCTAGAGATCAAGAAAAAGGAGATACTTATGTATCTGGTAATTATCTTGTGACAAGAATACATCATTCTGTAGATTTAAGTGAAAAATATAAATTATTAATAGAAATGGTAACAGATACTATCAGCGAATCTTATAATTTAGATGGTAGTGAGTTTGCTACAGCAACTGATTCATCAGATATATTTTTAGAACCAGATAGAACTGTTGTAAAGACATCAGTACTTTCTTCAGAAATAGTAAATGATATACATGATGAATCTAGAAAATTAAGATTGCAATATAAATTCAATAATATAATTGGTTAAATGTTAGATTTAAATAATATAAATTTTGGTTCAAATTTACGATGGTTCATTGGTGTTGTTGAAAATCGCATGGACCCCAACTTCTTAGGGCGTGTACAAGTTCGTTGTGTTGGAGATCATACGAATGATAATGTGGATTTACCTACGGAAGACCTACCTTGGGCAATGGTTATGCAACCGACTACTTCTGGTGCACAAACAGATGTTGGTAGAAGTCCTACAGGACTTGTTGAGGGTTCTTGGGTTGTTGGATTTTATCTTGATGGGGCTGATGCTCAACAACCTTTAGTTATAGGTGCGTTAGGAGGATATGCTACAAAACCAGATAAATTAAATCGTTCCGATGATCCTGATTGGTTTATGTATGGATTTAAAGATGTGAGAACCGACTCTTTATTAGAGCAAAGAGGATACCCATCTCCCCCGATAACTGTAAGAAAAAATGAAGAGGATGAATTAGGCGTTGAAATTGTTGAAGACCAGAATGTTCAAAGATATCCTCGTTTAGAAGGACAAGATCAATCTACAACACCTAAACTAGCAAGAGGTATTCTTGATCTAGGAATATTTAATGACCCTGCTATATCATCAGCATCAACATTTGAAACAAATACAAGGGTTCTTAAAGAACCTATGATGTCAAGATATTTAAATGAAACTAAAAATGTATCCACTGCTAGAAAATCTTTTAAGTTTGACCAACCGTCATCTCCATATGCTGCTATTTACCCATTTAATCATGTTTGGGAAACTGAATCTGGTCATATATTAGAATTTGATGACACACCAAGAGCAGAAAGAATACATGAGTATCATCGTTCAGGTACATTCAGAGAAATACATCCTGATGGTAAATTAGTAACACAAACTGTTTCTGAAAGATATGATTTTAACGAAGCTAATAAATTTGAATATGTAAAGGGTTCAAAATACTCAACATTTAAGCGTGGCTATGCTTTAATGATTAATTCTTCCCGTGTGTCTGGTGAAGATTATGAATTAAGAGTTTGCGGTTCTAGTAATTATAATTTGACACTTGAACAAGGTGACTTTAATATATTAGCATCATCTGGTAGAGTGAACATTATTAGTTCTTCTGTAAATCAAATGGGAATGAATGAGATTATTCAATCTACCGCATTGATGCAGACTAATGCTGTTAATCATCAACATACAATACAAAATGAGTATGAACTCAATGCGAGAGGTATGCTTAATTTATCTGGTGGTAATATTAAAGTTGCATCTAGCGCACATTATAGTTTAGGTGTTGCTGACAATATAGTTATGAACGCTGGTCATACTGTTTCTATGATTGCTGAAAATAATTTCTTTATGCTACCAATTTATGCTCCAAGACCACTTGGTGTAGAGGTAAAGGCCAGACACGGTCATATAGAATTGAATGCTCAAGATGGTGATACTAGAATATCCTCAAGACCGAAAGGGTTTATAGCTGACCTTGCCTCTCTTACAGTTACATCTCCATTACCTACTTCAATAGCAACACTCCAGCAATTTCAGCCTTCACCTGAGTTTGAAGATCACTATACACATCCAGCTAGCATTATAGGACAAACACAAACTGGCTATATATATTTTCTGTCTAGATTGGGTAATATTGTTTTAGAAACTCAGACAGTAAACAGTATAAAAATTAAAGCTACACAATTAGGTACAGTAGAAGAAACGGGTGGTTTTATACGAATGGTATCTACTGCTACAGATATTCATGCTTTGGCCAGAATGAATGTGCTAATAAATGCAGGGTTAAGTCTTAATACTAATTCAAAAATTGGAACTTTCATACAGGCAGGTACTGAAGTATTCGTAAAGGCAGGTACTCGGTTCAATGCTATGGCCGAAACAGGAGCTACTATACATACTAATACAGGAGTAGTTCAAGTTGGAGATTTTGCTGCAGTTGAGCCCGCTCTTAAAGGTTTAACATTTATGACATTGTTGTTAAGTCATCAACATTTGACTCCAATGGGTCCGACAGGTCCATTAGATGTAGTCACAAATCCATATGTAAGTAATTTTATATTTGATTCTTATTGTAAAAAAACATTCGTATTTTAAGGATAAATTATGGCATTAAGTGCTGGTCTTTTGATACCTCCCTTTATAAAAACGTTTCGCCAAATTAATGTTTCTCCCACCATAGCAGCAACTGAATTTGTGCAAGGATTGGATAATTATGTTCGTTCAGGCATGAATGTAGCATTTGGTAATTTTTTAGCTTGGAGTCCACCTCTTACTCAAATTATTGGAGTTTTTAGTACTCCTAGTATTGTACCTCAAATATTTGCTACAAAATTAGTAAGTGCTATAGAAAGTGGATTATCATCAATTTATACACTTTATCAAATATCAATTAGTGTGCCATATGGCTTAATGTTAGGTGATGTAGTAAGAATAGTCAGTACACCACAGCCTGTTCCTGAAATTATGGCAACAGATTTAGCAGTTGCAATTGATAGAGAATGTCGCTCAATAGTACTATCAGTATCAGACCCAAAATTATTAGGTTCGCCTATTTATGGACCACTTATATAACACTATGAAAATAAGAAGATAAAGAGTTTAAACTATGGCATTAATTACATCATCAGCAGGTTCAGTAAGTTTAGGAAATGAACCAGCAAATTGGAATGCTAGAATAAGAATTAAATATTCTATCACATCAACTACTAAAGTTAATACAAGTAGCAATGAATTTATTTGGGAAGACGTTAAAACCGAATGGTTATATTTAACAGGACCGTCTCCAGAAATTATAGATGTATTGACACTTAAATCTTCAGCAACAAGTAATTTAACAATCGGACATAACACATATTCTTCCGATTTTACGTCTCCTCCCTGTGGATATGTTTACACTGCTCCCTTTAAAAATGTATTTTTTCCACAAGTAGATGAATATTGTGTTTTGTTTAATTGGAAAAGAAATTCCAACCAATTTGCTGCAGGAACAGGAAACGTTATTTATATTAATCCTGCTAATGATCCAACTATCGTATCAGCACAAAGTACAAATACATACGATAGAACTGCAGGTGCTGAAACATATTGGATGGAATATAGAAGTCCAATTTCAGGTGGATTTGGTAATCCTTTTCAGAATTATCCAAAAGAAGTTTGGAGAGATGGTGTAAAATATTATGACTTTTCTACAATATTTAACATTGTTACAGGTTCAGACGGTGTAACATATACCAGAGGTAATAAAATAACAACTAGTGGAGATTTCCACTATTATAGTTTAAATTGGTCACCGCCTAATTATGCCCGTGTAAATTTAATGAGTGACTTGGATGTAATTAATGTTAATGTAAAAACACTGAATAACAATGTAGTTGGAAATATCTTAACAGATTTTACGGAACATTCTACACTACCTTATTTTGTATTTTATGATTCACATAAAGGCAAGTTCATATCAAGTTTAAATGAATTACAAAATAATGATTATGGACAAGATAAAGTAAGCGCAAATCCAATATTAAATGGAAATGATTATGAGCCAATACATTTAGTTCATATTACATCTGTTGATGCTACAACATATGAAGAAAACATTATAGTACCACCTGCGCCACCAACACAGAAACAATGGGAAATAAGAAATCCAATCACTTATTGTGGAAAATATACTCCAGCTACTCCTATTCTACCAAACGTTAAATATAATCAAGGTGAGACTGTTTTTAGTTCACAGAATCCTACTAATAATCAAAAATTATTAGATTTAAGTAATGCAGGATATTTTGTAGATAATGTTTATAGAAGCATTTGGGCTTTTGATGGTAACACTAATACCTTACCAAACCTTTCGTCTTATAATGTTGGTGATTCTATTGTTGTCGTACAATCAATAACAAAAAATTCTAAAGATGCAGGAGAACATACCTTTACTATTGATTTGTTAGGCGGTTCAATTGGTCTTGTTGGTGGTTCTACAACAGAATACACAGCATCTGTTAATACTGGAGATGAAGTATGTTTTATTTTCAGTCAAGCATACGTTACCTCTGGAGGTTCTGTACAGCCGCCGGGACCAATTACACCAACATCACCATCTGGATTTAATACTAATGATGTTTATGATATACAAAAACGTAAAACTTTAAGTTTGCGATTATCAACAGCACCATTAGCAGTACAATCATTAAGAAAAAAAATAATTGAAAATGCAAACTTAATGATTGAAGAAATGAAAAAATATAATTTTGTTGAGTACTCTGAAATTGTAAGAGTCTGCACAGCACTAGGAATCAAAAGAGCATTTCTCAGAGGTCTTAAAAAGTCTATATCATCTGAAGAAGATATTGATAGATATATTCACAGATTTAATTTAAGAGGTGCTTTACCATTTCAAGACCAAAATGAACCCCAACAGGAAAATTGGATAGGTGGAGGGTTCTTTGCAGAAAAAGCATTCGCTTATTATAATGATACGGCAGATGATGACAAGAAAAAAACTCATACAATTTTATTACAATGTTTAACTACAGATAGTAATAATTTTATTAGATGTGCCAATTCCACAGTTGATTTTCTTGAAAACCCATCCGAAAGGACATTGCCACTTACAGCATTTATACCAAAATATAGAGAAGCTGGCTTTGATGAAGATGTTCCGTGGCTTCCATTTATGAAATGTAGCTTATTGAACAATGTACCGGATACAGAAAATTGTGTTTCAACAATAGATATTTCATCTAGTGCAAATGAGTTACCAGATACAAACTTATTGATACCAGTCAACTCTAATCAATTTCCTTACATTACACCAAATGCAGGTTTCCCATATTCTAAAGTAGTGAATCCTGAACCTAAACCATTAAGAATGATTATGGATGGTTCCCCTATTGAGGGTGAAGAAATTATATTACAAAATAAATTTGAATTAACAGGTGCGGTAAAAATTTCACCAGGAGATGAAGTATTTGTTGAAATAAACGGACCGATAGGAGGTGTTACTCCAATTAACGGTACTTCTCTTGAGGATGGTGATACAATTATAGTTCCTGAACTTGATATTGAATTTCCAATTAATTTAAATCCAGACCTTGATCCACCATTCATATCATCAGTAACTACTCCTATAAATTATACCGGTAGAGCATTGGCATTACGTGACCCCATAAAGGGAGAAGGTAGTATATTCACAGAAGAATTGGAGAAAGATGATATTATAGAATTGAATTTCCCAAATCGTGCAGTGGGAGGAAGTTTCTTCACAACAGGCACTTCAGATGTTTATTATATGGGAACAGATTTTACAAAATATTATCAAGATAACATTAGAATATTACTATCCGGTGTTCAATACACACTCACTAAAAATACGCATCTCGGCACTTTGGATAGTAGCGGAAATATCACTGCAAATTCTATAGATTATGATGGATTGAGAATAAATTATACAGCACTTTATTCAATAGACTCTTCAAAAACTGAAATTTTTTCTGAGCAAGTAAGAACTAAAGCTAATTTATTCAAAAGTATAACAGAAATTGATGTTGGTGGAGTAGCAGTAATACCTTCACCAACGAATAGAAAAATAGCTACAATTGAATTTGGAAATCCAAATTATCTAGCAAATACTACATTTGAAATAGGAGATGTAGTTTATGTAGATGATGAGAAATATCGTTTTCAATTAATAAATGGCAATCGTTTAGAAGGTGCATATCGAATTGATAATACTCTTATTGATAATGGATTTAATGCTACCACATTCTCAAGACCAGCAAAAACAACAAGAGCATTAGAATCAATTCAAGGCGGTCTTCTAACAAACTATAGAATGTATCATCAAGTTAAATCTATTGTAAGTGATACAGAAATAACACTTGACCCACCATATCTTCAGAGTTCCGAGTTTGAAGGAAAAATACAAAGAATTGGTTTTAATATAAAATCAAATTCTGAATCACCAGATTTAAAAAATAGTGGATTTGACGAAGATGGTGTAGGACAATTTTTGATGAAAAGCGCATCAACAGGTAGTGACGATGGAAATTCACCAACATTCTTTGTACCGGCGGCAGCTACAAATAAAGTTATTTTGTATAGAGGAGAAGATTTTATTCAAGATGGAAATAACAATGCCGCACTAAAATCAATGACCGCAAAAGATGTTGTTAATATCACACAGGGTTTAAATTCATACATCAATGTATTTAATTATCAATTATTTTCATTTTCTAAAGGAATTCCTTTATATCCAAGTTTAGTTGATGGATTTCAAGAGTTTGATAATATATTATCATCATCTTCAGTTGGTAAGCTATATTTTACAGATGGAGAGGACCCATACATTATTTTAGAAACTATTTTAGATAATAATCCAGTTTCTCATGGATTTGCTGCTGGAGACATTCTTTCTATTAGAAAAGCAAAATTTACACCAGCCGACAAGGATGACCCTTATGGTGATTTAGTTTCTTATTCAGAAAGTACACTATTGAATGAATTTGATTATAGTCATTGTGGGTTGGAAATAGAAGTAGCTGATGTTGTAAATCCACATAGATTTAAAATTTTGAAAAATGGTAGAAACGGTCTCTCTAAAACAAATATATTTTTCAATAATTATGATAAAAATACAACTCATTATTTAACTGCTACAAATGGTAATGCTTTAGAGAATTGGTCTAAGTATTTCAAACCTGTCTTTATGGATGGGACAGTGACAGCAAACAGTGAAAATGAGTATGCTGCTGCTCCTGTGGGTACAGGCAACGTCAGTAGAACACTGTCGTTATGTTCAAAAGATAATTCAGCTTCTGATTATTATTTCAATTACAATGCAGTATCTACAAGTATTGAGTATAAATTAGGCTCAACGGCAGTGAATATTGAAATGAATGGCAATAAAGTTCAGATTCAAGATGGCGGAGGAACAACAGAGGATGGCACATTTTTGTTAAGTTTAAAAACTCCTCTTACTGCTCCACCTAATCTTATGGATAGTTATTTATTGCGTATTGTTGATTTTGAAGAAAAAGAGTTGTGATACCAATCTTATATAATGATGATTTCTCAGAATTTAATAGACTTGTTTTACCTCTTTATGGTAAAAATATAATTCATACAGTAAAAAAATTTGAAGGAGTTCAAGAATTCTGCTTAAAAAAATTTGAATATACTAATAGTAGAGATGCTATTGTAGTATTTCCTAAAGAATTAAATTATGAAGTCTCTGATTTATATTTAAATTCATTAAACAAATATGATTTGGTCTATGGATTTTCTAATGATATTGTAGATGAACACTATAATTATAATGAAAATATTATACTATATAGAACGGCTTTATTAAAATCACTACAAAAGAAAACTGAATATTCATTTCCAGCATTTTGTGAAGATTCTTTTAAAAATAATTACGTAAATAATATAAGTATAGGCTATTGCGGACATTTATTTTATGGACGTAAAAATATTATTAATAAATTCAATTTATTAAAATATGAAAAAAATTTTATTATAAGAAATGAGTTACTCACAGGCACTACAGATATTGAATTAAAAAATGAATTTATTCATAATATAGATACTAATTTATTTACACTTTGTTATAGAGGTGCAGGTAATTATTGTTATCGTTTTTATGAAACATTAATGATGGGGAGAATCCCGATTTTAATTGATAGTGATAGATGTTTTATTTTTGAAAAAGAATATGATATAAATGATATTTGTTTAGTCATACAAAAAGAAGATGAAATACAAAATATAGAAAATAAAATTGATAATTTTATTACTAGTAAAAATTTAAAAGAAATTCAAAAAAATAATAGGTACATATGGGAAATGTATTGTTCCCCAATAGGATTTTTAAAACAATTTATTAAGAATATGTATTAATATGGCAATTACTTTAACACCTTTCTTTCCTAACCCATCTGAGTGGACTTATGATGGTTTGAAAAAAATAGAAAGCTATAGCAGTACATCGTATCGTATGTATACGGCGACTGTTAAGCAACCAACGATAAGTTATCATACTGAAGGAGAAATTAGAGGAAGTCAAGGTGATGCAGGTCCAAGAGATGTAGCTGCAATATTGTTTTTAGTTGAACAAGATGGTGTTGCAGTTTCACCTCCTGTTGCAGTTTTTGATCAAACTAACCGAGAACCATATCGTGTTGTAAACATCTCAGCAGTTTGGCCAGAAATCGGTGATTTTGTATATCTATATTCTCTTGTTGGTACAAATTCACATGACGGCAATGGCGGTGAAAGTTATATATATTTACGTCCTTTGCAGGATAATACTCCACCACTACTGACATTAAGAAATAAAACTGGATTTAATGGTCCACCAACGATATTAGAAATTGACCTATATGATGAAATAAGTTCTTCAGTTAAAGCATCAATTGAAGTTGATGGTGTTTTAGGTTCAGATGTTACTACTTTTCCATATAATCTAAGTATACCATCTGGAGGATATCATACTGTTAAAGTTATTGGATATGATGAATTTGATAATGCATCCGGAGCTTTAACATATAAATTCAATGCGAGTAATTGGACAGGCGATTTATTACAAACATTTAAAACATTTGAAATTACTTCATCTGCAGGCAATGTCGGTAATGCAGTAAGTTATGTAAATTTTTACATTGACTCATCACCTTTAATTTCTAATACGGTAAGTGAAATTCTTAAAACAACCATTTATGATAATCTCACAGATAGTGGACTTACTTGGGATGTTCCTTCTGGTGGAGTATCTTATAGTAGAACACCGGTTGGAGGAAGTAGTTCCGACACAATATACATAGATGCAATTGATTTAATAGACGATTATGATACTTTAAAATTTTTAAAAGGTGTACAAAATCGTAATAAAAACATGAATATGTTTATAGGTGTTGCAGACCCAACTTCTGTTCTAACTGTTGAAGAAAAATGTGTTTTACCCAATCCAAATGTTCTTACTTTTAATGTGCTAAGTCCTGCTCAAGATAGCTCAGGGATTTATAATTTCTATAATCCGATTGCAATTGAATATAGAGTAGAGACAACGATAACACCCGATACTCCATTTAACTTTGATAGTAAATTTTATCGTATTTCTTTTGATTACTCATCTGATACTATAATTAAACAAATAGATACATCAGTAATTGAACAAATTATTTTTACTCCAGATCCAAATGATACAATTGCTACTATTGAATTTTTTAATTCATGTGGTGAAATAGAAATAAGAACATTAAATATCAAACATTCTGATATTAATAGTACAGTAAATCCTACAGACCCTATTACAGGAACAACAATCGGCTCAGGTTCTACTCCAATTGGACAATTATATGTTGTGGGTACTACACCAAACTATCATAATTTAATTATAACAAAATAAATTCATGAAACAATATTTAAGAAAAATTAAAAGTATAATTGAAACTGTTATTGGTACTGCTACAGTAGTAACACCGGAATTAGTTATCAATAAAAAATGGAATGCTAATGTAGATAAAGCAAATGATATCATGAAAGTTCCTTCTAAAAATTTCTATGATTATCTCGGATTATACATGTGTCCAGATGCGGCACTTAAAGATGAAAATACTTACGGTGAAGGTAATTATGGGTTAGGTTTAGGACCTTATAATAATGATTTAGGATTAGCAGTTGATAAAAAAGTCTATAGCTCTCCGGCTCCAGTTCCTATGGAGTTAGTATACTCCAGTGAGGGTGTTAGTGAATCTTTTTATGATGCGAATGATTCCACACAGCCGTGGGAACTCAGACTTAAATCCGAGTCAGCAGTAATAATAAATTCAAAAGGTGGTTATGTTGACAATGATGATAATGAAATTGACGATTATGATGATAGAGTAGGATTTACTGGTATATATGAATGGCAAGGTGAATGGGGTGACATAGAGAATGGTTTTGAAACGGGAGTTGATGTACAAATTAACACTAATATAAATTGTGAAAAAGTTCCTGGAGGACTAGCTGGCGACCTCATACCAACAGGCGGCACATGTACTATTTGGTTAGGAGATAATGGGGATATTAAAACAGATACTGAGTATAGAAAGATCGTAAGTACAAAACATTTTTATAATCAACATTTTTCAACAGGATTTTTAGAAGATGGAAATGGTGCGAAAAGTCCTAAAGTTTTTAATGTCAAAATAAATAGAAAACCATACGAAACTAAACTCAGAATAAATGGTGTTGCTGAAGCAAGAGGTGGTAAATATGTTGGACTTCCCAATCCTTTTATTGGATTAGAGAGTAGTATCAAAGGATTGGATATTCCCAGTCCAGCTGGAGGAGTTCTACTTCCTTTAGGTTCTTTATTATGGAACATTGTAGCAGGATTTTTTCAATTTTTAAATGATATTTTAGAACTAATTACAGGAAACAAAAGAAATTACGCAGCAACAGTAACTGCATCTGCTGAAATTGTCAGTAAAAGAATTGCAGTTTTAGATAAAAGTGAAATAATAAAACATCCAGCATATAAATATTTTCAGACACCCGGAACATTTGCACCTATTTCATATCATGCTTATTTGTATACGCAATTTTATTATCCATTTTTCAATCAGAATCCATTATATCCATACACAACTACCTTTAATTATAAAAAACCATTTTTAGAAAATGCAGTCATACCTTCTAGATTTTTTAATAACTTAACAAAATCTGATTCTCATTTATCTAAAAAATATACACATTTTGTTCCAAGTTTATTTTGTTTATTATATGAAACTAAAATTGGTGTATTCTATGAACAATTGGCAAAACAATTAAAAAACGATTCTGATACAAATAACGAAAAGAATTTAAATATTAAATTAAAAGATCACTTAACTTCAATAGACCCTAAAGATAAAAAAGAAAAACAAGAAACTAATCTACATGATTTAATGTTTCCTACAAACGAAACAAATTGGAACAATTATCTGGAAAATACAGGTTGGCCAGATGATGCAACAACTGGAAATTTAAATTTTTTGGGTAATTTTATTGAAGGTGCTACTGTTGCGGATGTACCCAATGTAGGAACAGCAACATTTTCTCATTATGAAAATGTATTTACAGAATATCCAACACTACCTCAAGATACTGTAAGTAATATAAATGAAGTAATCGGAGACTTTGTAACTATACAGAATATACTTAAACAGGATGATGGTTATAAATTAAATACATGGAATTTTTTATGTGATGAAAATAATGGTTATTTCAAAACTTTATCTTCTGGAGAACCAAAAAATCTATCTTATAAAATTATTCAATTTATATTATGGTATCTTGAACCAAATGGAATTGTAGAGCAAACACGATTATCAGTGAATAGTTTATTAGAATATGAAAAACTTTTAGAAGATGATATTGATGATTTCAAGAATACACCTTCTACAAAAAACTTTAGAGATTACCACATAGTAGGAACAGAAATATATGAAAGAGAATGTAAAAACTGAAAAAAATAAAACAATAATTAAAGAAAGAATAACTGAACTTGAAAATTTAAAAGAAACTTTGAAAACCTATCTGGGATATGTTGAGGATTTTGAAAGAAAAACAAAAAAATCAGGCAATAAGAAATGAGTAAAGGTAAACGTTATGCTATCGGTAGAGAACTTACCAGTTTTGGTGATGCATTATCAAAAAGTGAATTTGATAATCCGTCAGGTGCCGGTGAATGGAAAAAATTAGATAACGCATTTTTGGTAGGATTGAGTGCTGGTAATAAAGAACTCATGGAAGAGGCTCAAGAGTATATGGAGAACGTGCGAGATTTAGTTATAAATAATTTTGATTTTATTATTACTTCAGTAGCACTCTTCAGAGATTTTTATTCTCTGATTTTTAATTTTATGAATGCTGTTGCAAACTACATTGCAGACTTGGTATACAATGCATTAGATAGTTATCTTAGATTAGGTGTACATTTACTTGTAATACCTCCCAATTTGACTGATTGGGGTTTTAACGGCCTACCAACAACTTCACTTGAAAAACAAGCAGAAATTGCATACAAGAAATTTTATGATACTTCAGACTCAAATATACCATATTATTTACCTTACAAGACAGATGTTGCTGAAGATATAATACAAAGTGGAAAAAAGATTCAAAAAACACTTGAAAATTTTTACAGAATATCTGAAGATGAAGATAAACCTAAACATTTTGATAGTGATTTTATAACTTTTGAAAAATCTGTTGAAAATTTATCAAGACCTCTAGGACTTTACGAAGCTATATTTTTATATTTCTCTGTTGACTACAGAAGTAATGCAAAAAGCATACTAAGATATGTACAGTCAATTGCCACTCTTTCTAATTTATTTCAACTTGAATCATTAAATGGAGTCTATGATGATGTGAATGGGCTTTTTAAACCCAAAATAAAAAAAGTAAAGATACTATCCAATGTGTCTCTAACAGGAATAGATGTTTCAAAAAAAAGTTCTTCTACTAACTATAAAAAAATTGATGAATATACAATAAAGAGATATCCCGAAGATCCTAATTTAAATGACATTTATATAGTGCCTGCAGACCCTGTGGCAAACATGCCAGCAGAAAGAAAAGAAAGATTAGAAAAACATTTAAAAGATCAGGGATATATTGATAATCAAAATTTAGATATTCTTAAAAATTTAGATATGTCAGATAGTAGATTTTCTAGTGTATATGATTTCAATATTTCAGACAATATAGAATATAAAAGAACACAAGAAGATATTCGTGAGTTGAGAAGCGAAATAGTATATTATGGAATTCAAAATGGAATTGCAAGTGTTTTAAATGCCGATATTACAAATGTTGATACATTCAATGATAATTTAACAACCTATACATCTTCATTTGAAAATTTATTATTTACATATGGAAATCCAGATTTATCTAATTTATATACAAGTTCTAAATGGAATACTCTAACAACATTAATTAGTAATATTAATACATTTCAAGATGAATATCAAAATTATAAAAATCAAGTTGAGTTTTTGGAAAATGAATCTGTTTATGCACAAGAAATTTTAAAATATACTTCATTATTAAATTCAACACAAAAACAAATAGACAATTATCTTGAATGTAGGTCAGTAAAAGAAGCGGCAGGCTTAGACCCTGATTTAGGCTGTTTTATAAAAAATGAAGTTTATGACCATACAACAGGATTTTCTAGGCTAAAAGCAGAATACACATCAGAAATTGATAAAAATGAATTACTCTTGCAAGAAGAATTAAATTCTGATAGAAGTGTTATTGATGGTATGATTAATGATATAGTTGCGGCAGGAAATGTCATAAGAAATGAGAATCTTGAGTTAATAGATAAATTTACAATCACACCACCAGATATTCAAAATGCAGAAAGAATAGAAATTCTGAAAGAAAAAGAAGATGACATTATAAAATTAGAGAGTGAAATATTAACTTTAACAAAAGAACAATTCAGAGAAAGTGCTAATAATATTATAGAAAGTATAGAATATAAAAAAAATCAGTTAGATATACTTAAAGTGAAAAGTTCTGCAGTTTCTACAGAAGGCAATTCTGCAAATGTAATTTTTTATCATAGTTCTTATCCAATTGTAAATCAAACTAGTCTTTATAAAAATTATATTCAACAAGTATATAATTTTGACGCAACAATAGAATCTCAAAATTATATACATGAATTTACCATTAAAGTTGAACCTTTTGGTAGTAGAATAAACAGTGCTCCTGATTTATATAATGCAGATAAGTATGTTCATATCGTTAAATATAATGGAACTGAGTATGATATACTGGGAGATGGTATTATCATAAGTGATATTAATCAGCCATTTGTAGATGGTAATGTGAGAGGAAATTGGGCTAAATTAAATTTTTCGGATATGATTGGAACCACACCTTTAATCAAGGATATACAAAATAAAGTTTTAAAAATTGCCAATATTTTTGAGCCGGAAACTGTATTTTTTGATTTGATGATTAAAAGATTAAAAGAATTAAAATCTTCTTTATTGAGTTTAATAGAAGCAATAGAATCATTAATTGAAATATTAAGTTTAAGTATAGAATTTGAAGGTGTAATTTATGGAAAGTATTGTAGAGAGACAGGATTCGAAGGTTATGATAAACTCGCTTCTGATTTAACAAATACTGATAGCTATTCTAAAGTTCCTAGAATAAATTTTAGACCAAGTGACGTTAGTAGCATTAGTACATTATTAAGTAGAATGCGTCAAATTGATCCTGTAGAAACGGAAAATTTTAAGAAAACAATAAATTCTTTATTTGCGCAAACAACAAATCATGACGATAAAAACAAACAAATAGAAGACAATGCTCAAATTCAAGTAGGAAATACAGATAGAGTATCTGAAGCTCAAGCCGCAGCAGCATTGGGAGCGTCAATACAAGAAAAGATAGATAGTCTTTCAGACCTTCCATCAAATATACTTAATATCGGAAGCTCATTGTACGCCAATGTGACAGATATAGGTGTTGTTCCTAAAGAAGAATATGAAAAAAATCAAGATGATAATAGTATTAAAATGTATAAAAGTCAGATTTGGCAAGAGATTTCAAAAATAGAAAAGAAACTTTCAAGTGAATTTGGATTTTCTTTAATTTTATTAAGCTATTTACCAAAAGGAATGAACGTATACCCTATACGGTTTATTGCTGATGCGTTAGGATTAATAGATGAAGAAGGAGATGCGGTCACACAAGAAGGTTTAACCCCACTAGATGAGCAAACGATACTTGACCTGTTACCTAATAAGACGTTACAAGATTTAGAAAATGATTTATCACAACTGAGTGAAGATACGAATCCTTCGGTGGCCATAAAGGCAGAGCCTATTCCGTATACAATATCTTTTATCCCATTTAGAACAACAGAAAGTTTTGAATTAAATGATTCAAAAACACTCGCTTTATCTAATGATCCAAATTATTTTACAGGAACCTTGAACGCAGGCAATTATGAATTTAAACTTTTCGGTAAGTTAAATAATAATTATTTACACGGAGTGACCTCAACTTCAGCAATGGAACTTGTGAGATATTCTAATTTAATAACAAATGATTTTACATATCGCTATGAGTTTGAGCTAGGAGTAACTTATGATTCTACACAAGCAGGAACAAATGATATTGTACCTGAGATAAATAAAATAAATGTGTATATGGGAGTTTTCTTTGAAGGTAGAGAAAATGCATTTCGTTACGCTAAACAATTAAATGGAGATGCTAGTGAAGTTTTTAAATTTGGAAGGAGAAAAAAGAAAAAATTTATTGGAGAAATTGTAATAGGTCAAGAAGAGTCCTATGTTTTAAAACCGTATATTCTTATAGGTTATGATAATGGTGACTTAGATATGCAAAAACTGACCTTTACCATTACAAGTAGTCAAATATTCTTTTATAGAATAAAATAAAAAAATATACCTTGATAAATAATTTAAAGGTTTAATTTAAATGTCAAGATTTTCAGATATAGATTTAAAATTTATACCCCATCCCATATCTAAAAAAGTAAAAAATTTAGATGCTAGAACAACTATATTCCGTGCATTAAATCACATCTTATTCACAAGACCTGGAGAAAGATTATATAACGCTGAGTTTGGAGTAGGTATTCAAGATTATATCTTTGAATTAAACAGTTTTATACAACAAGATATTTTAAAAACAAGTATACAAAATCAAATTGAAAACTTTGAAAAAAGAATAGTACTTGAAGATACTCAAATAGAACAAGATGTAAATAGTATTACAATATACATAAAATACCGATTAAGATCAAATCCTCAAGAACTGATAACGTTTGAGAAAACATTAAAAAGAATACGCTAACGATGTCAAAAATTCCATCAGAAAATATCAGCGAATTAGATTTTTTAACAATTAGAAAAAATTTAATAGACTATGTTAAGAACAGTTCAGAATTTAAAGATTATGATTTTGAAGCATCTGGCTTGAACTTTGTTGTTGATTTATTATCATATAATACACAATATCAATCTTATTATTTAAATCAAGTAGCAAGTGAATTATTTTTAGATACAGCACAAAAAAGAAAAAATGCTGCATCAATAGCAAAGCAAATAGGATATTTATCAAATGCAAAAACTGCATCTAAAGCTGAAATAAATTTTAGACTTACTGGAAATTTATCTGCTAATTATACAAAAAATATATTAGCAGGAACTAAGTTCTTAGGTAAAACAGCCAATGGAAATTTGTATCCATTTATTAGTGAAACTTCTATTGTTTTAGCAAATAGTAATCAATTCACATCAAATATAACACTCACTCAAGGCACTTTAATATCAGAAGAAATAGTTGTAAATAATTTATTATTAGAAAATAAATTTGAAATTTCTAGTAAAGATATAGATTTAACATACCTTACAGTACATGTTAGAGAAAATGAACTTGAACGATTGCGCACAAAATACAACAGAGTATTTGATATTACATTACTTACAGAAGATTCCGAAATATTTTACATAGAACAAAATTATAATGGAAAATATCAAATAATTTTTGGAGATGGAATTTTAGGAAAAATTATTAAAAATAATAATGTAATTGAATTAAATTATTTGGTTACTTCAGGTGAAGATGCTAATGAGTGTGTAACTTTTGATATTGAAAATAAAAACGACTTTGTTAACACGTTTTTAATAGAAACTATTCAATTTTCTTCACAAGGAGAAGATGAAGAAAATGCCGATGATATAAGAAATAATGCAAGAAAATTATATTTCAGTCAAAATCGCACAGTCACTGAAAAAGATTATCAAATTATTTTGATGAAATATTTTCCTTTCATAGAATCAATTTCTGTTTGGGGTGGAGAAAAGAATACTCCTCCGTTGTATGGTAGTGTATTTTGTGCGATTAAACCAAAAAATAGAGCATTGTTATCTAATTATGAAATAGATTACATAAAGTCAAGACTTGACCAATTAAATGTAATTACCATACTACCGAGAATTGTTAATCCCGAATATACTTATATTAAAATTAATGCTAATGTAGTTTATGATTCCTTAGACATTAATATGAATCAAATAGAAATTGTAGATAATGTGAAGAATGTTATATTTGATTATTCTAAAAATAATTTATTAAAATTTTATAGTAATTTTCAATTAGCAAATATTACTAAACTTGTAGATGATATAAGTCAATATTTCATGGGTTCATATTTAACTATAAATTTATACAAAAAAAGAAATATTGAAGTTGGGATTGGAGTTTATTATAATATAAATTTTAATAACAAGATTAAAAAAGGTTCTTTAACTGCAAGTAGATTTGATTATATTGATAATAATAATAATTTAATATCAAATTGTTATCTAAAAGAAAATTCAACATATACAGGCGTTGATATAGTTTTCACAATAAACGTATCCGGTTCAGACGTAGAATTTACACTAAAAGAAAATATAGGTAAAATAGATTATGATTCTGGCATTTTTATATTAGAAGGATTTTCACCAACATATATAAGAGAAGATTCATCAGAAATGACATTTGAAATTCAATGTGATGAATTTATTATTATACCATCTAAAGAACAAATTCTAACAATTTCTATTGATGACATTTATATAACACCTTCTGCATTTATAGATAGGTCATCAACTTCTTCTAATTTAGCAAAAGCGGAGTTATTTGATACATGACAACTCCTAAAGAATTGGTTGAAAGTCATATTCCAAATTATTTTTTAGAGCAATATCCTCACTTTGTGAAGTTTATTGAGGAATATTATAATTTTTTAGAATCATCAGTAATACTTCTTACAGATAATAAAAAATTATCCGTGGGTGACATCATATATGGTTCTCTGTCTAAAGCAAAAGCCATTGTAAAAATAGTTACTAAAGATAGAGTATATTTTGATTATGAAACAGAAACGAATAATTTTTATAGAAATGAATTATTAGTAAATGGTATTAGCGGTGAAATATATTTTATTAAAAAATTATATAAGAATATACATCAATATGCTCAGGATATAGAGGAAAATACTAATTACGAAACCGCACTCACAGTCTTTCAGAAATACTTTAAAAAGAATGTTTCTCTTGATCATAGTATTTTTCGTAGGTTAGACCCAAATATTCTTACCAAAAAAATATTAGATTATTATAAAAACAAAGATACTGAAAATTCTTACTATTGGTTTTTTAGAATATTCTTTGATGATATTATAGAATTATATTATCCGAAAGTAGATATACTGAGACTTTCTGATAGTGGTTATTACGAACAAAATTTAATACAAATTGAATATAATTCTAGCATAAGTAAATTTAATCAAACTCGCATTTATGCACCTAAATCAAAAGCATCTGCTATATGTCGTGACATCATAACTAAAAATCAAAACAACACCACAAAGGCCTTTCTTGATTTAGTTTACATTAATGGAACTTTTAAAGAAAATGAAATTATAGTAGGATATGATATTACCACAGGATTAGAAGCAGTAAAAGGTGTAATAAAAAATTCAATTACTGGCTTAAAAATAACAGATGGTGGTATTGGTCATAAAGTCGGTGATATGTTTAATTATGGTGATGGTAGAGCAGAAATTACAAAACTTAAAAAACATTCTATTACTAATATAAAAATAAATGACCCTGGTTTATGCTATCGTGTGGGTGACCCGATTGTTTTTGACAATGCATTTACAAATGCAGAATATACAGCAAGTGCGTATGTTTCAGAAATTGAAGTAAATCCAACTCTTACTACTTATTTCAATTCTTTTTACAATATATTAAAAAATAGACCAGTATCTTTTTATGAGGATGAAACATTACTAGATGAAGTTTATGAAAATTCCATATTGTTTAGAGATGCTACTCCATTAAAAGAATTACCCAGTGATGTTGTTACTGATTTTCAAATGGGTGGTATAAAAGAAATTACATTTGATGATTCCGGATTAGGATATGAATTTGCTCCACCTGTTGTTGCAAAAAATCCTTTACCACAAGCAGAGTTATTGAACTATTTTGATGTTATATTTGATAATAACGAAGCAAATACTGCATATATTCAGAATGATACTTTAGTTTATATGAAAGGTGGCACAAGTACACCTGGAGATTTTAATGAAGCTATTTGTATTGGAGATGTAACTCTAAATGCTGATGAAGAACAAATATATTTGAGTGACTTGGATATACTCAGTGAAGACGTAGAAGTTAAAAGATTTATAACACTAAGGTCAGTAAAAGATTTAGAAACGGATACTTTTGTTGAAATTGAATTAGGACAAAATGAAAGATTTGATAACAATCAAATAAAATTAGATACAATTCTAAATGATTTCAGTGAGATAGGGTTGCCCTTTGGCACAACTTTAAATTTAGAAATAAAAGATTTAATAAAGATTAATCCTCTTGCAAATAGTGCTAAGTTGGAAAGTGTTTTAGGTGATGGTGTAGCTCAGATTAAAACACTTCAAATGGGTTTAATGACTAAATCAGATGATGTATTTGAATCTATTCACAATCCAGAAGAAAGAGTGTTTAATCAAGATGATATCGCACACGGTTTGAAATCAGAATATGAATATGAAGAAGGGTTGTTCATTGATTCTTTTGATTCTTTCTTAGACAACAGAAGTAAATTATCATCAAACAAATATATTCATGATGGTTATTATTATCAAAATTATTCATATGAAATACGTACTAAAATACCAGCAAGTTTAATAGAACCTTTACTTTTAGATGAATTACATCCTGCAGGATTTTTACATTTTATAAGAAATAAATTTGAACTTGAACTTGACTTTAGAATAAAAACACATGAATTGCATGAAATAGAAATAGACAGCCGTGGCTACATAATTGCTGAAATATTTGAGCATATAGAAGTAGAAAGATTAAATTTTGCAGATGCAACTATTGGTGATGTTATTAATCAAATAGAATTAGAAAATGAATTTATTCACAATGAGGAGATTGCAACATCTGAATATCCAGAAATAGAAGTAAATGCAATAGCACCGATTTTTGAAGGATTTCGTTTTTTCATAGAAGATATTATATCAAAACCTAGTGAAAATTCATTTAGAGATTTTGATGATTATGGAAAAACAAATGAGAAAAATTCAATTATCACTGATACAAGACTATATGATGGTATTGTAGCCGTACAATCTTTTGTGAAAATTATAAATGTTGAAGATGAAGCAAACTGGATTGCTGATGTAATTGGATATAGAAAAAATGCAATTGGTTCTTTAGATGCAGATAGAACAATTTATAATTTTAGAGTAAGAGTAGAACGTGTATTTGAACATGTGCCAGATATTGCAAAGGGTGGATATATTGTAGTAAGAGATCCATTTACCGATTTATATGAACCAAGATTTAGTTCTGATTTACAACAATTTAGCAACGCAGAAATAGAATTTTCTGATACAGAAAGAAATGAATATCTACCATTAGTTTCAGGAAATACATTATCCGGCAAAGGTTCTTATTTACCAAATGCAGAAATACTTACAAGAGATTATGGTTGGGTAACTTTTGAAAATCTAGAACCCTATATGCATGTTGCTAATGTGAAAGAAGATGGTGTTATAGTTTGGCAATTGCCAGATAGTATAGCAACAAGAGAATATAATGGAATAATGCATCAGTATACAGATCATTCAAGTGTGTCTATAACAGTTTCTCCAGACCAAGAATTAGCTTTAGTTACATCAAATAAAATAATTAAAGGACGAAAACTATCATCAAAAACAAAACCACCAACAGAACTAGACTTTTTAGCAGTACCTGATGAAACATTAGCCGGTACGGGTAAAAGAGCAATAATGGAATTGAGAGATATTGATAAAGAAATAGATAAGATTGAAGTTCCATACACAGGATTATTATACTGTCTGACATTGAAGAATAATCAAGATACAATTAAAGTTCCTTTTGAAGTAGATGAAGGTATATTAGAAGTAATTAGTTGGCAATCATTTATTGAAAATAATTATACTTTACCAAAAGTAACGAAGATAGAAAAAACATTCATTAATGTAGATTATGAAAATGTAGCCATAGACCTTGAAAGTTATAGTATAATGCAACCAAGGTCAAATACAATAATATTTGACTATAATACAGTAGATTCAACCCCTTATCCGATAGTAAATCCTTCGGAAATTTTTTTTTTAACTTCAGCGGAAACACAGCCAACAACACAACCCTCACCCCAAGGGCCGTTGACAGTGGAACCCCTACGGACGACTTTCCAGAATAGTGATGTAATTACAGATGAAGTAGATGTAGTATTAACATTAGCTTATCAGCAAGAATTCAAAACTGTATTAGATACATTTGAACATAAATTAACTGAACGACCGACAACATTTACTTCATTTTCTATTAATATAAAAGACTTTTTATTCTTTGAAAGTACAAGCACATTATCCAATGACTCTTTTACTGATACTGCAATACGCTCAGTAACAGATGTTCCCCTCCATGTTGTTATTAATATTGATGAACAAATATTACCACTTTCTATTCAATCATCTGATGAAGAAAATAATAGTGCGGTATTTTTAAATATTGAGTCTACTGCTGCAAAGTTTGATATTCAGCCGGCTATGGATAAACCCAAAAATAGAATATCAACACTGTCTTTTGAAAACAGAATACCTGCAATACGTGGAAAAATACCTAAGATTTTCCGAGAAGCGATTCTAATAAATTCAGATGATGATAAGAAAATAACACAAATATCTATTGCAGATATTGAAACAGTTCTTTGTCCTGACCATCAATTTGAACCAAAAGCAAAAGTTGTAATTTTAAATTTCTTTGAGGAGTTTGAAAAGAATAGAGTAAGTTCTCTAATATTATTAGGAAGTATAAATGCGCATCCAGGAACAGAATCTGGATTACCAAGTGTTGAAGTAGAAGATGATAAAATTTTAAATTATCACCACATAGATTCATTACAATTAAAAGAACCTGATTTAAGATATGTAATTACAAGATTAAATTTTGCAGATTCAAGTAGTGATACTGACCCTGTTATATATTATACCTTTGTGAATTCTACAAACAAAAGCGCATATGGTATAAAACCATCTTCTTATTTTGATTCGGATGAATTAACTTTTGATAGTTATGATAATTTTACATTTGATGAAGATAGTTTACTACCTGAAAGAAAATTATTTCAAGAAAGCGAAAATTTTAATGTTGATACTCTAGTTACTTTTGAAAATATTGAAGACTTGGATAACTTAAAACCAATATACAACGAAGATAATTTTATAATTTGGTCAACCATAGTTGCTAATGATGTAAATTCTGGTGATATTGATTTTATGAGTGTGCATGTGAATCACATTAATAATTTTGCATTTGAACCTTTCAGTTTAGACCCATCATTACCTAGCAAATCAATTCAACAAGACTTTACCGTAATACCCCCACCTGTTCATAAATTTGTTGGTATATCAGAATCTGGATTTGATCCATTGTCCACTCTAGTAAGTGGAGGTGATAACCCTGCAGTAACTGATGTAACACCTTTAGAAACAGATGTAAATCGTAAAATATTTGTTGATGTTTTAAATAGAAATTTATTTTTTAATTTTGATGAAAAAATTGTTGATTACAAAAACAATCTTATAGTTTATAATCTCCATAAAAAATATAAACCATATTTGGGTGACACAATGCCCGCCACAAGCGCATTGTCAGAACCCTTTTTGTATACAAGTCCTAAATCAAAGGATTTATCTACAGTATTAGACAAAGAAACTATTTATTTTGCCAACACTGTTATTTTAGATTCTTCTACGGAAGTCATTAGTAAAACAGATATAGAAAATCATTTTGAGATAGAAGATAGAAGAAAATACATAACATTAGATACTCAATTTGAGAATTGGAAAAGGCAATTTATTGCTGGATATCTTCCTGTTAAATTTTCAGATTATGTTTTAGATAAAATACCAAGTGCATTTATTCAAGATGCGATTATTATAAGTAAACGGACAGCAAATGAGGATGTAAGTCCTCTCGTACATCCAAACAGCATATTCTCAGATGCAGCGCCTCCAGCTATTTATTTTGAATTAGAACTTGCAGAAGCACAAACCGAAATAAAAATTCCTATTATAATTGAAGATAGAAATAAGTATGTAGATTTAGGAGATATCATTTTACCATGGACTCCTATTTTAATTAAGGATTATTCTAGAATAAAAATGGATGATTATATTCTGGATAAATTACCTTCAGTAAGAATAGATGGTACTTACATAAGAAATGAGAGACAATCAAATACAGAATTACTCACTAATTTTGAATTGTTTTCATCTCTTTATGGAAACACAACATTTTTAGATTCTAGTTTTGATATCATGGGTGAAATAGAAGAAGACATTGAAAACAATATTATTGATAGAAATAAACTTATAATTAGAAGTGATTATATCTACCCATATGAATTTACAATCATAGAACATTTTATGAGACCATGGGTTATACGTGAATATAGTCAAGATACATTACCATCTGTAACTGCATATCTTGAAGTAGTGCCGATTACAGATTATGTTGAAAATATGGAAGTCATTAATATTGATAATAGAATATTAACAGGAAATACAACATTCTTAGATGCTACACAAGATATTGATTTTGAATTTGAAATTAAAAACGAAAATTTAATACTTGATAGACATAAAACATTTTCATTAAGTGATATTATAGGACCCTGGACAGATAATACTCTCTTTGGTTTCTATAGACCTTTACAATTAAAGTATTATAATTTAAGTGATATTCCTACTGTAAGAGTTCATTCTGAGCCTGAAATTACATATAATCCAATTGTTCTTGCAAATACAGAAATAGTTTCGTTCACAACATTATATGGAAACACGGCATTTGCGGACGCAACTCATGATGTAACATTTGAATATGGATTTGAAGATGATACTATAATAGTTGATAGAAACAAAACTTTTGCAGAAGATAGAGTCATTAGTAGATGGGTGGATACAAAATTTTCTTTAGATATGATACCTAAGATTTTTGTGGATTTTGAAAGTGAGACTGTACCAACGGCTACTGTACTGAATGAACCAGAAATAACATACAATCCAAAAGTACCTATTGATGTGAATATAGTTCCGTTTACAACATTATACGGTAACACAGCATTTGCAGATGCAACTACAGATATTTACTCTGTAATTGATGAATACGAACATAATCCCAAATTACTTGACAGAAATGTCACATTAAGTTATGAAGATAGAATTACTTCATACTTTAATAATTTTGTTGATGACTATTTACCGTTTAAACTCGTTCCTTATAATTTAGATTATATTCCAACAGTTTCTGTTCTAAATGAATTAGAATTCACATATAATCCTACTTTAGATTTAATACATACTGCAATTACATCAAGTACTACTGTATATGATAAGCAAGCAACTATTTTAGATAATACAATAGCAACAGAAGAAGTTGTTCTTGAATTTGAAAATCTTGTAGAATTTATTTCTGATAAATCTAAAATTGGAAGAAAAGATTTTATTATTAATAAACAAAATGAAATTATTGGTAATTATTTAAATAGTCAAATAGCCGAACACACATATGATACTGTGAAGACTGTAGATGTAGGTTTGACAAACAATGATGAAATAGAATATGTCATTATATCTGATATGGAAGAATTAACTAGTGATGAAATATCTATATTGTATAATGATAAGCATACTTTCATAGATTCTACATCTTTTATGGACTCTACAGAAATTGAATTTTTTAGTGAATCTTATGTCTATAATGAAAATAGTGCAATATCGCTAAATGATAGAATAACAGAATCCTTTTTAGAAAAGCAAATAAGACCAAAAGTTCTTACTAAATTAAGATATGATATTATTAATACAATACCTATTGTATCTCCAAAAACTCAATATTCTATCACAACTGTTGATATACAAGATGGAAAATCTAAATTTAAAGAAACTGTATCAAATATTATTGGTACTGAAAAGATCCTTGATGGTACTATAGAATTAATTCAAAATGAAAATCTAACAAAAATATTTAATGAAATTGAAGATAGAAATTTTTTATTTCAATTAGATAAAAAAGTTGATACTTTTTTAAAAGAAGAAATAACAGAAAAAGTTCCTTTAAAATTAAAATATTATATTTTAGAATCTAATATACCTACAGTTCAAGCAGAATTATTTGCAAAAGAAATTTTTGATTATTCATTTTCAACAACTCCAGATGATATATCTTTAGTAGATTTTGAGAAAATTTTAAGTTTTGATTCAGAAGGAAATATAAATAACACCTTTGGATTTAAAGAGAGTCAAATAAACACTATAAATAATGGAATAACGAATGATAATTTTTTATTAAATACTGTGATTGGACCTTTTACTGATGACTATATAAGATTTGAAATTGAAAAACATTTAAAAAGAAAAGGTGATGATAAACAGACGTATTTACATGCCACATTAAAAATGAATTATACTGTGAGTGAGGTTTATACTTGGAATATTAGTGCGCTAAATACATTTGAAACAGAATATAATGATCCGAACATAAATAGAAAAGAGTTTTTAGAGACTGTACGAATTGAAGTTTAATTAAGAAAATTTAAATAGGAGAAAAAATATGCCCGCACTAGTGCATAATACTTTTCGTGTTAGTAATGCAAAACAATTTAAAGAAAGTTTTGAAGAAAAATCAGAACATGGTGTTGGTGGATATATACGAATAGAAGACATGACTCCTGGACTAGATGGTGATTTGAGTGTCACATCTGCTCCTTCAGTTAATAACCTAAATGCTATACCTTACTATGCATTGGATGACCAAATGTATTTGTTTATAGGTAGAGTATCTCCGTGGAATCCTTCTGATACACCGGATGGTTCTATTGATCCGAATTTAAACGAAAACAATCCTCCATTTCCAGTTGATAGTGTAAAAGATTCACACTTTAATCACTGGGATGATATGATTGCTGCTAAGAAAGTTTCCGATAGCGAAGTATCACACGTTATTAAGCGTGAAAGAACTATAGAGATCCAATCAGGCCTTAGGAACTGGACTTTGGGTACAAGATATGATGGTTACGATGACCGTTCTGCTTTCTTATTTTATGATGACATGTTGATTCACACTGTGAATAGAAGATTTAGAATTTACAAGTGTTTAAAGCAAGGTGTTGGTAAGTTTAGAAAAGTTGAAAATTTCAATGGTGTTAACGGCAATACTGTTTACCTGTGGGATCACAAATCATATCAAGAACCTTTAAACTTTGTAACTGATGGTGGCATCAGTGAAGATTATATGGTTTTGGGTGATGACGATAATGACGGATATCAATGGAAATATTACTATACTATTGATGCTGGAGAAGCATTAAAATTTGTTACCACTTCTTATATTCCGGTAAGAAGAATACGTAAAGAAAATGGAACAATTGAAAATGATTTCTCAGATCAATATACAATTGAAACAACTGCTATTCCAGGCGGTATCTTAAATGTTACAGTAGATAAGTATGCAGTTGAAACCAATGATTCAACTGTTGAGGGATATGAAATGCAGGGTGGAGATGGATATTATCAATTTGGTTCAAGTTCTGCACAAGTAAATTACGATGATTCTCAAAATTCATTGACATTCCAAATAGTATGGAATACTGTTAACAATTGTGATTTTCCAGATCCAGAAGCAGGAACAAATGCTGGACTAGATTTAAGTTCTAACACTCACTACAATATGTTTAGTTTTGCAAATAATTTAAGTCATGCTGGCGGAACATGGACGGCCACTCCTGATGCAGGACTAGTAGCCATGGGTCATAAAGGATTAGATACTTGGTTAGATTATGGTGTTGTAATTAAATCTTCTACTGATAGTACTCTAAATGGAGATGCATTCAAAAGATATGTATTCCCAATCAGCGGTGTACAATTAACAAGTGGTTCTGACTTTACAGATGGCACAATTGAATTTACAATTGATTCTACAACCATAGAAAGTTTGATAGGAACAAGTGTTACTGGTGTTGCCGGTCTTCCTGCAGCAACACAGATAGTAAATGAGGATGCTGTAGTTGAAATTCATCCAAGAGTAAAAATTGAAGCGAATCATCAAAGTACTACGACAACAGATCCTATTGATGGATTTAATGCATATGGAATTGTTGAACCATTGTTTAATACAACAACACCTGGATATCATAGAGAACGACCGGGTAGAGTACTTGATGTAAGAGTAACAAATCCTGGTAAATATCATTATCGTGTAGATAGTGCTATGGTTACTGGTACTGCAAATAATTATTCTACCGCTACAGTACATGCACATATTCCACCCGTAGGAGGACATGGATTTGATGCTGTAGAAGAATTAGGTGGTCATAATGTTATGATTAATGCTAGATTTGAAGGTACAGAATCTGATGAATTTACAGTTGGTAACGAATTCAGAAAGATTGGTATTCTTAAAAATCCAAGAACCTATTCTTCAGATCAAACAAGACTCTGGATGAATCCAAGTGCATATACAGAATTGTTTAGAGGTTATAAAACTGACCAATGTTATAGAATTAATTTAACATCTGCTTCTTTAGGAAGTTTGAATGGTAATACATTAAACTTTGAACCTGATATGGATGTAGGAATTTATGCAAATTCAACAGGTCTATTAGTTGCTACTGCTAGAATTGTAGATCATGATGTATTCTCTAAGAGAATCCGTGTAATTAAGCCAAGAAAAGATTTTGGTACACTTTTAGCAAGTGGTGATTTTAAAATTAAATCACTAGGTTATCATTCTGCTGATGCTCAAAATGTAGAGGCATTTACTGTTACTACTAATACAGCAAATACACCAGGCATGTTACCTGGTTCTGGTAAAATTCTTTACGTTGAGAACAGAAGTATGGTATCTCGTTCACAAAATCAAACTGAAGACTTGAAGATTAGTATTCAGTTCTGATAGTGCAAACGCTGTTTAAATAAAAAAAGCCGAGGTGTAAAAACCTCGGCTTTTTTGTTATTCACCTGTGAATTATTATTTTACCATAACCGTGCTATACCACTGATTGTCTAGATAAACAGCATCAATATCGTAAGTATTATAAGTGTTTGCTACTTGCATTTCTAAATTACCAGACATATTCATTGAAGAGACTGTATTTCCATTTATCACTATATTGCTTAAAGTATAAGGTGTTGTATTTTGCAACACATGCACTTTTGCATGAACCGTTACACCTTCCAACTCAGACACTCGATTTACTATTAAGAAAAAATCACCATATGGTTTTTTGAAAACAACATTATCAGTTTCATGATAATCAATAGTTGCATTTAAATCATCAGTTAAAACTTCAGAAGCATTTTTACCAGGAGTTTCTGAATATATGATTTCATCATAATCATTAATATTATAATAATAGCTAATGTTTCCATTACTATCTACTTCAGGAGGTAGTAATGTACCTACATCAGATGTTTCATATCCTGCAAAAGTGTTTAGATAACTTAAATGGTCATTTAATGTTAATTCTGATAGAGTAGTTTTTGCTGGATTATAATTAAATGTTGTATTCACATATGCAATCGCATTAGGTCCGTTACCTCCCAACGAAGAAATTATAAATGGTACTGCATTGACATCTCTTTTAAGATATTTTACAACACCTGAAGAGGCATCCAATTTTATGTTATCACCAATCCACAATGTAGCTGAAGATAAAAATAAATCTTTAAACTTATTAGCAGGCGAACCTAGACTGTATATTGAATCTACTGTAGGTACAATATCTCCGGATATGTCTGTTTTACCTAAAGTTTTATTTGTTAATGTTTGAGTGGCTGTATTACCAATTAATTCCTGATTTCCAAAATCAGGAAACACTAGTGTATTTGCAGTTGCTTTATTAACAATATAATTTATCTTTGCATAATCAGAGTCAATATGATCACTTACAACATTACTTGTTGTTATGATTGGATTGCTTATTGCATTTATACTACCATCTTCAATTTTTAATTGAATATTACCATTCGCAAATATTGCAGTTGTTGTAGAAGAAATAGTTTCACCTGCGGGAGATGCTCCTCTATCACCGAATAATATGCCTGTGCTTGTTGCATCTTTTTCATTATATGCTTCAATAGCTGAAGTATAAACATATGGAGTAACAATTGATCCCTGTAATCTCTCAGAAGATGTATTTTGTGAAATAGAGTCTAGATAATTTAAATTATTGACACTTATAAATTGACAAAAAACATTATCAACTTCTATTTCTCTAAAATAAGCAGCAATAGAACCATTAGTCAATCCATTTTCTATTGCTGCTGTTGTAGCAATAGAATAGCTGTTAATATTTGCAGTTGTAAAAGAATCAAAAATTCCATTTACAGTTACACCATTTTCAAGAGTTAATGATGTAAATTTAGAATCAATTGGTATTTGACCATCTGTTAATAAATTGTATACAGCATTCGCAGTAACTAAAGTATTGTCATCAATAGTTGAAAAGTCTGTAGATATAGAATTTATTGATACATTAGGATCACCACCAGGAAATTGAAGTGTATTTGCTGAGAGTGGTACTGAAGGTAATGTCGTATTATTACCTGATATCAAATCATAAATGGCTACTGTTGTTGCTAAAGTATTTTGATTTATATTTGTATTGTTTATTGCACTAACAACATTAGTTACAGTGTTTCCATTTAATATAAATGTTTGTGTTTCTGTACTATTAAACACTGAATTTATAGAAACATCACCATCTGTTATAAGATTATAAATTGCATTTGATGTTACTAAAGTTTCATCATTTATTGTTGAAAAATCTGTGTGAACATTATTAACTACTAAATCATCAAAAATCATTGTTTGCATATCTACTACATTTGCAGTGATATAATTAGCAGTTAGGTTATTTATTGATAGTGTGTTTGTAACATTAATATTATTTGCAATTAATAATACATCAACATTTGCAGTATTTGCGTGTATATCATCAGCAGTTAGGCTTTCGGTAAAATTACCTGTATTCGCTATAAGATTTATTGTATGTGTTCCACTAGTGAGAACATTAAAAATTCTATCGTTAACGGCTTTTGTAGTTGGTAATAAATCATTATTAATAAACATAAAATTGTGTACAATATCCGTCACTTTATTGCCAGATGATAATTCTAAGCTTACACCTTCTAGTGTAGTGATATTATTATCTGGTCCACCAACTAGATTATATACAGCAAGTGCTGTTACTAAACTTGTATCATCAGGTGGTGTATTTGTAAAGTTAGTAACAATTTTATCAATATTAGGACCACTTCCTAATTTTAAGTTATTAAACACTGTATTTAAACTTATTGCTCCATCAGTAAGTAAATTGTATACAGCATTTGTTGTAGCAACAGTATTACTATCAATAGTACTAAAATCATCTGCTATTGCATTAATAACAAGACCGGTACCAAATTGAAGTGTGTCTGTATTAAATGCAATAGGTACAGTTCTGATTCCGTTTAATAAATTATAAACTGCATTTGAAGTTACTAGAGTTTTGTTATCTAATGGACCGAAAGATGTGGAAATAGTATTTACATATAATCCACTTGTTCCAAAAGTTAATGTCTTGGCTTTTACAGGAACAATTACTGAAGTTGCGCCCGAAACTAAATCATATACAGATTTAGTTGTACATAAAGACGTATCATTATTTTGTGTAAAATCTGTTCTGATTTCTTGTATTACAGGTCCAGATTTTAGCTGTAAATCAAAGACTTTTAACTCATTAAATTCTAGCGAACCGTTAGCATCGTATCTTGTTAATGTATTTGGTGTGCCATTTGCTGTTGAATTATTATTTTCAGCTATAACATCATTTATTGTATTCAACCATTCGCCAAATGTATTAGCTAATAATAATTGGGGAATATAACTCATAGTTGCCTAAAAAATTCTTTTGTTTAAATATTTCAAATACGATAGAAGTGTTTTATTTATTTATATCACTCAATATATGAGAGGTGTAAATTATTTTTTTATTTTTTTAAATGTTTTGCTATAACTAAGCTTATCTTGATTATAAAAATTAACTGGTGTCTAATATAAAGCTTCAGGTAATGTGTTATTTTCTTATGCGCCTGTATCTACACCAATCAATGTTTTCTTCATAAGGTAATGCGTAATTGTTTTGAATCATATATTCCGCAATTGATTTACCATCAACATAAACATCAGCAACTACTCTAAAGTATTTTCCTCTTTCCACATTTTTAATTTCAATTGTTGTCGCTTTGTTCATTAGAAAGTTAATGAATTCCTTTGCCTTTTTTGCTAGAACCTTTTCATTTTCACATTTGCCACGTATTTCTGGTGTATCAATACCACGTATTCTTATTGAAAGACCTTTACCAAAAACATCTGGCACATCTGGTATATCAAACTTACAAGTGTCACCATCATAGCAACTTTTGAATATAGGAAATTCTAAATCTTCTGCATATGAAATATTAGTAATTATTAATAAACAAAATACTAAAAATAAACTCAAAAGATGTTTCATTGTTTTTCACTTTTTTTAAATTTTTCGTTTTCGGGGGGTTTTATGATAGTAAATTCATTAGAATTTCTGGCGCCTAATATCATACCTTTAGCATTAGCTTTTATAAGTTTTGTTCTCTCATTGGGACTCATTTGTCTACAAAACTGCATTGCTGCTTCTAAAGCATCATTTTTAGATTTAAACAAATATCCTTCATAAAGTTCATCCTCACTTTCATAAAATAATACTCGCCAACTATTATATTCGTTTAACTTATTTTCACTCATAACTCTTATTACCTACATTAGTTTTTATTGGCATATAATTTCACTTTCGCTTTGATTTTTCTTTATCAAACTCTTTTATACTATTTAAAATTTTATAAACTTTCTTATAGTATCTATCTTTTTCTTTTTCAGGATCTGTAGCTACATCCAGAGCATATAACAACTCACCAAGAACTCTTCTGAAAGTCATAATTTTATCCTCATATCCTTCACCACCAAAGTAACGAATTTCAATACGTTCTGAACCTGCTCTGCGAATAGTTCTATTACTGAATTTGTAGTGAGAGTAATTGATATTGGTATACTTATCAAAAAGCTGTAATGTGCTTACTAATACTGCTATACCTGTTTTCATATTGTTCTTTTTTACTTTTTCATCTAACCATTTTCCTAAAGATTCTGGTGACAAATTTACTGTTTTTGCAGTACGAAAATAATTATCTTTTATTTCTTTTAAAGTACCATCTATAAATTCAGCATCTTTTCTATCTCCAAATAATTTTTTATTATTCACTTGAGATTCATGAGAGAAGAGTAAAAATTTTAATGCATCAAACTTTTTCATTCTTTCTGGTGTAAATGATATGTTGATGTGTAATCCACATTGCACATCCCTTACATTGTAATCTGGGTCTGATTCTTCAAATTCATCTGCAGATGCCATTGATTTTGTATTACCAACATTTCTAATGTAGTTGAACATTTTATCAGTTACTTCTAATGCCTCTTGCGGTCTCATCACAGGACTTACCATCTCTATACCACCGAGTGCTGGTGAAATTGATTGGTCAATTACAATTGCCCATCTATTTGCTTTTGCAGTAGCACCATGCTTACTAGATATCAATGGATTCTTGATGAATGGTGGTAAATTTCTTTCTTGCTTATAGAATTTTCTTACGTCTGCAAATGGAACATTCTCATCTGTTTGTGCGTTCAGCAAATCCATAAATTTTTCCAACTTTCTTAGTTGTCTTTTCACTCTGTCAAATACATCTTGTTTATAATTTTGAGGATAATACAACTCTTTAAATCTAGAGCCTGCTTGAGCTACAATGTAGTAGATGTAGTCCGCAACAGTTTTCTCATTTAATCCTTGTCTTTTGAAATATCCTAATAATATCTTACGTTCTCTTGTCTGAAAATCATTTAAAATATCATCATCTGTTATGATTTTATTTCTTTTGTTCTTTTCAACATTACGATTATTATTCAATATGTTTCTATTTTTTTTCTTTGCACCAGTGAGTAAATCAGAAAGTGTACCAAGTAGTAATGTTTCTTCTGCGCTCGGACGATTGCTATCTTCTAAGAATCTTTCATTGTAAAATTCAAATTCAAGACCAACTTTGAAATCATTGTTGCTGAAGACTTGATCTATTTGATTTTTTTTAATACCTTCAGTTAAAAAACTTTTAAATGGTAGCATTTTAATTTAAAAATAATAATGGTGTTTCTGATTTAGTTTTACGTTCTTTTGCATATTGTTCTACTGCTTTTTCACCAAAAAGTAATTTAGTTATTTTTCCTTCTGAATTTTTCATTTCAACAAATGCAGAAATTATATCTACTTTTTTTTCTAAAAATTCTTTAGTAAATAAACTTGCTGAAAATGGATCACATTCAAAAAGATTAAAAAACAATCCTAATGTATTTGTATTATAAACTTCAAGCATTAATGGAGCATGGTTATAAAGCATTATTCTTGCTATAACTTCATCATTATGTATATTAAAATCTTCATGTTCAAATAATTTGTCTATGCCTGCTACTGTATACTTTCTAGATTTGCAAAAATCTAAAACATCATTTACTATGTCTTCATATTCTTGCATTTACTTTCTCGTTTTGGGGGAATATTAAAATTCCCCTACCTTGTGTATTTAGATTAATTTACGGGGGTTGCTTCTATAGAATATCGCTGACCAGCAACTACAATATTATTAAAAGGTTCTCTTTGTACTTTGTGACCATTGTATAATATCCTTTCTTTTTTCTCTTTATCATATTGATTTTTAGCTATAATATAATCTCTAATAAAATCATTTCGGACAATATCTTTTTCTTGAAACACCACGATTTTAAAACCTTTTGTTTTTTTAGCTATTTCAAAAAAATCTTTAATCCCACTTTCTTCCATATCTAAATCCATTTGTCCAAAATCTCCTGCCAAAATTAAAGCCGAATCCTTTCCTATGCGAGTGACTACGTTATGAATTTCGTTATAAGCTAAATTTTGAATTTCATCAACAAAGATAATTGTATTATCTATAGTTGTTCCTCTTAAAAAAGAAGTAGAACAGAACTCCACTACTCCCTTCTTTTCAAGAATTTCCCAAGCGTCATCTCTTTTAAAAAGTTCTTGCACAATAGATTGATATGGTCTTTTATAAACAGAAATTTTTTCTTCTTCAGTTCCTGGTAAAAAACCAATGTCTCTAGAAGGCACACAAGACCTACATATGAGAACTTTTTTGTATGGAGAATGTGGGTCAAACACTGCTTCTAACCCAAGAAAAATAGATAAAAAAGATTTACCTGTACCCGCCGTTCCCATTGAAATTACATGATGACCATCATAAAAAGAATTGAATAATAAATTTTGAGCATTAGTCATCGGCTCAATTTCTCTTAATTGCAATCCGCGGTTTTGGTTAGAAGTTTGTGTCTTTTTTCTTGACATAAGTAACTCCGTATTGTTTTAACAAGAATTACTCAGGTTTGCTATCACTCACTCAGAATATAAAACCCGAGTGAGCTATTTAATATCTCTCTATTAGAAACCTCCTTTAATTAATCCACATTAATTGTATTTCCAGGAATGTTTCTTTTCATTTCTCTTAACTTATCCCGAAAGCCTTCATCTGGTTTTTTACCAGTTAAAGAAAAATTATCGTAACCGATAGTTGGTGATGAAACTTTTAATTTAAGAGAACAGTTATTTTTTGAACATTCTTCATTAATAGGTTCATGTCTTTTTGAAATTGACATAAAAATTTCAAAATCATTTTCGCAGGTATCACAGTGATAATCATAGCTTGGCATAAGATACTCCATTTTAAATTTTATAAATATAACATAACCAATACATTTATTTATCAAAAAATCTTTTTAGTATTATGAAATCATTTACAACTATTTTAACAGAAGCTAGAAGAAATCCAGAATTGAATGTAAAACAATTTCCTGTTGAGGCATTGTTAAAATATGAGAAGGACCCAGATATTTTTATTTCATTCATATCTAATGCAAAAGAATTTACAGAAACAGGTAAAAGCGGTGAACTATCAGCACAAGTAGGATTGAACACCAAATCAAAATTCAACACTCCGAATGGTGTATACACATATCCTCTAGAAGAAGTTTATTTAATGTATAGTGGTGGTAAAGAATATAAAAGATTTAATGTTCCTTTTGTAAAAGAAAAACCTAAAATAGCTATTCTTAAAAGAAAGGGTAATAAAAATATTAATGATGTTGGTAGAGATTATAAGCAAGCTATGCTAGAAAAGGATGTGAGAAAAATAATTGAGTATGCCTCTAAAAAATTGATGGATGTATTGAATATTAAAAATGAAAAGCTAATGTATTATATGATGTTGTCTGTTATTGAGCATTCAATGAAAGGTGCAAAGGCTGAAAATCGTGGTGCTGAATTTTGGAACATAACTAGAACAGTTTCTGGATTAATTGCACAAGCAAGGAAAGTAAAACAACTTACAGCAACTTCAAAAGAATATGACAAGGATAACACATACAATATGGTTTATACTTTAAAGGATGCTGAAGGTCCAACTAGCTTTAATGCAGAAGTAGACTTAACAGAAAAAGATAAAATAAAAGATTTTTTACCAGATAAAGTTGAATCAGTTCCAGCAGAAATGAAAACTGACCCGTATAAATTTATTAAAAAAGAATCTAGAGATTTTAAATTTGATTTGGTAATAATGAAAGACCCATCACCAAATGAAAAGAAAGGTGCAAAACCAGCGGCTAACGCATGGGCTAATTTGTTGATTAATATTGGATATGATTCTATTAGTGATAGAAGTGGTTATGGAATTATTCATGAGGCAGAGCCTGTACAAGCAGTATTTTTATCCAGAGCAGGTTATAAAGTATTGGATATCATTGATAATAAAACATATGAGGATAAAACACCACATGCAATTGAATATAAGAAACTAGATTCTAAAGAAAAAAAGATTAACTATATTTTAAAAGATATTATTAGGAACAAATACGATCCAATGAAAGAAACTAGGCCTTTGTATGCAAAAGGAAATGTAGCAATGCATACAAGAATGACTACTTTCTATAAAGCATGTAAGGATTACAATGTTAAATTAGACAAAGATGTTCTAGAAGAAGTAATCAAGAAGGAACCAGATGCTGCCGTTGGAATGCATCATTATACTGATGATGCTAAATTTCTAAACTATTTTTATAAGTGGGCATTCATAAAAGAGCCGATGCATGTGCGTGTATTAATGGAACTTGAAAACTCTAAACTAGATGTTGATTCATTTATATTCGCATTAAAGGAAGCTAAAGAAAAGAATACAAGTGTCCGTGACTTAGGTAGATGGGTAAATAGATGGTATGAACTTAAAAAAGAAGTTCCATTGAAACTACAATTAGCTGCAGTTGATATTTGGCCTGGTATGGCAAAATATTTTGGAGATTCTAAAGAATTGGAAGTATTTGAAAAGATATTGAAGAGTGATGAGCCGAGTGGAATCAAAGGATTCTTTATGCATAATTCTACTAAATCAATAACCGATTTTAGTAAAGAACCTAAATTTGAAACAAAAGTTATAGATATAATAGTGAATGATTATTTCAAAGATTTAGGTCCTGGATTCTTTAAAGACTTGGAAAAAGAAACAGAAGAAGTACGAAAGAATAAACTAGATGAACAATTAAACTACATAGCATTTACTATTTTCAGAAGAAAACTTACACCGAAAGGTGCAATACATTTAAATAACCGTGTATACAATTTTACATGAAAAACTTTAAACAATTCTTTTTAAATTTGCAAGAGGCACTCACTAAAATTTTAGTTGTCTTTGATATTGACGATACGTTGGTTCACACATCAACAAAAGTTAGAGTAATGAAAGATGGGAAAAAAATAAGGGAACTGAACAGTCATGAGTTCACCAACTATAAACTCAAGGACGGTGAAGAATTTGATTTTGAGAACTTTCGCAATGCAAAAGAATTTTTTGATAATGCAAAACCGATCATTCCTATGATGAAACAATTGAAGAGAGATATCAATCGTGGGAATAAAGTTGTAATGGTTACTGCCAGAGCGGACTTTGATGATAAAGAATTATTTTTAGATACCTTTCGTAAGTACGGAATTGATATGAAAAAAGTTCATGTATACCGTGCCGGTAACATGAAGGGTGGAACTATTGAGGAAAACAAGAAAAAAATCATTCTTTCTCTGATGAACAAGGATACTTACGATAAGGTCATTATGTACGATGATTCAAAAGCAAATCTAAATTCTTTTGTTTCTTTGAAAAAAGATTATCCTAATGCTAAGTTTTATGGTTGGTATGTAAACCCTACTGGCGAAGCATCTGAAGCTCTGAGAGAACAATTTTATGACATTGCTGAAAAATGGACTAAGAAATACAAAAAGTCCATTGACTGTAATAACCCCAAGGGGTTTAGCCAACGTGCACATTGCCAAGGAAAGAAAAAATTAAAATCAGCAAGAAAAATTAGGTGAGTTTTTAATCAAGATTACTTTTTTTATATTCTTTTATCACATTAAATAGTTTAAACAAATTAAAACATACAGTACCGAGTGAAAATGAGGTTGCTCCTAATTTATTATATTTTCTTATATCTTCTATGTTTTCAATACCTCCTCCCGCTATTATATCCGCATCTTTTTTAAAGTACTTTATGATCCTTATTAATCTTTCTATATGAACATAAAGGCCTTTTCCACTCATACCGCCTTTTTCTGTTGGTAATGTATTACAACAATGAAAACTATCAAATCCTTGATTAATTAAACTTACAATAGTTTCTTTTGTTGTTAAAGGTGATAGTTTAGCAATTACCTTTCTATCTCCATTTAAAAACTTATCAATGCCTTGATTATAATCATCAAAATGTTCTATATTAGGACAACTTAAATTTAATTCAATATCTGTATTAAAAGGTATAATATTGTTTAAGATTTCCCAATCTCCGGATTTGATAGCGGCTACAGATAATATATCACCTGTTGACTCATTATATCTTCTCAACCCATATTCTATGCCAGGATTTCTTAATCCTATTGCATTATACCATACACCATCATGGTATCTTAGCGTAGTGGCTATCTGCTTTAATAATCCAGTTCTTTTTTCTACAGTAAAAGAACCTACCACACTTCTAATATTTGCTGTTTTAATATAATTTCCAAAAGGTGCTGCAATATAAAGAGTCATTTTAAATAAGTTCCCATTGGGGATAAACTTTTTCTATAACTTTCTTTTTAATACCGGGATAAGAAATTAAATTTTTATCCTTAACTTCACATAAAAGTTTTGCTTCATTGATATCCAAATTTTCTAATAAATCTATGAATAATTGCTCACGTTTGACTTGAGGAATATGCATTGTATTTTCATTTATAAACAATTCAATTGACTTTCTGTTAGCATATAAAAGAGTAGCATTAAATAAATCTGCTTCTCCCGTTTTTATATAAGGTGGTTCACCATCGGGCAAATTAATTTTTAAATTTTTACTAAATGCTAATTCCAATAGTAAATCAACCATACTATTGCGATTATTTTTTAAAACTTTAACTTTTTCTAGATGTGTTTTAGCATCTGATATTTCTTTAAAGATAATAGGAATTGGTTTCAAAGACATAATTGTTACCTCATAAATCTAAATAATTTTGAATAACACAGAATTTATCAGTAGTGCGATATTCATTGTTTTTAATTTCTATAGGTTCATACCTACGAACCCGAATGTGCTTTTTTAAATTCTTTGCGTCTTTTTCAGTTTTTGCTTTTGCCAAATAAATTGCAGCACTTTCTTGATATCTACCATATACAATAATCTTTTCAGCAGAATCCACATTTGTAAGAAAAGAAGATCTCGCATCAAATCCAGATTTAGACTCCAATCTCAGAATAGTTCGTTTCGCATCAGACACTACATACGCAACTCGCTTGCCTAATAGATGCTTTATTTCTACTGTAGAAAGACCGTAAACTTCATTTTTAAACTTTATATTTTTAATAATTTCAGAAATAGGTTTAAGTTTAATAGCCCGTGTTTTCTTATTTTCTGAAGTTACAATATTTTTAACAGATAGTAACTCTTCTTTTACTTGCTTTAGATTTTTAAAAATTATGTTTAATTGTCTTTTAGTAAGAAAAGAATAACCTTCTTGAAGATCTTCATCGTTTGGAATATTTCGCAAATCTCTTAGATGATCTTGTTCTAAATTTTCAGCTAAAACTTGTGTATTTGATTTACTTAAACCATACATTAAAATAGTAGATTCGGCACTTATAGTGTGTTTACCCTTTGTGTCGTATAATTTATCTATCAGTGTTTCTAAAAAAGAATATGCATCATTTTCTTTATTTTTATTTTTCCTTTCTGCAGAAATTGTTGGTAGAAGTGTGGGCTTTTCAACCTTTCTCTTTTGTAGTTTAATACTCTCAATATAATGATTGAGTTTATCAACATACTCAACAGGAACTTTATTGCCATTTGTAATAATTCTAGCCAACCATCCATATGCCAATGGAATATATGATTGACTATTAATTATTGCTTGCTTCTTTGTTGATTTGACAAATTCACATAAAAAATTTCTAGCATCTTTTTCTGTATAATTAATACGATAATAATTATAATATCTGGCTATATCAAATTCAGAAAGTTGTTCAACAGAATGGGGTTCCATTGAAATGATAGAGTGTTTTCGCCTTTTTTTCATAATAAACCTTTTTTTTAATCAAGAGGAGTTAATGAGGCTTTCCAATTATCAACTACACAATTTTTTGCTAAAATCATAAAATTAGTTTTTGTTTCAAAAATCCCTTCACCTACAATGTTATCAACTAGAAAAGGTTTTTCATCAAAAACACAAAAATCACCATTCTCATCAACAGCATGATATTTTGCCCATTCTGGCATATCAAAATCTAACTCAACTTTCTTTTTCATCTTCAGACTCCATATAATAATATTCTTTTGTATTCAATAATATATTAACTTCATTTGTATTTCCATTTACATAAGTTAATTTAAGATATTGCCTATCCAACAATTCTTGAGAGATTGTTCTGGTCATATGGTGAACTCCCTCTTTGGTAATGTATGACTGCACAAAAGACCATGTGCTATCTTCTCTCCACATAGAAAATAATATATATAATCCACCAACACCACCATTTTTATTATTTTCTTCACAGTTCGCAACTTCAAAAACTAATTCTTTAAGTTTCTCTACTTTCATAAAAACATCTCTTTCATATTATAAAAATCTTTTAATCAATATTTAAATTTATCATATGGATGGTCACGCAAATCTCTCATACGAAATCCGTATAAAACTTTTGGTGTCTGATTTAGATTATTAGCTTTAAATATTAATAAAAAGTGTTTTTGTGCAAATTTAGTTATCCATTCTTTGTCTCTCATTATATATTTTGATGCTGCCAATTGTTCTGGATATGTAGAATATGTACCGCCAGCAGATACTGTAATTAAATCCTTATTAATGTTAAAAGCATCATATCCTAATTGTGCATCATACAATAGTTGATCATTTAAAAAGGTATAACCATCAGTACCAACCTGATTTACGGTGTCACCATTGGAATCAGTATATGTTCTTCTTGAAAAAACTATTTCTTCGTTTGAAAAAACTTGTAATTTTTCTCTTGCAGAATATTTTTCATAAACATACTTGTCTAGACCAGTAGAAGTTATTTCTCCTAACACAAAAGAAAGTTGAAATATGTATTGCGATGTGTGGTCAAACAAATACATTCTCATTCTATCTTTAATAAAATATGTATTTTGCTCTTTAGCAAAAACAGTTGGAAATGTTAAACGACTCATTTTTTCTCTTTAAAATTTATTAAAATATTTTCTGGTTTGTTAAGTTGATTAACCCAAATGCTTTTTCTTGGGTTAATGTTCATATTTCCAGTTCGTTCAGCATTCAATAAACTACAGTTAGTATAATGTTTTTTAAACAATGGAACATCACCTTCATTTTTTCTTGTTAATTCAAATTGAAATTCAGCTTGCTGATTTTCTTCACGATAACTATCCATAATACAAGAACATACATATCCAGCATTTTCCGCAGCTATATTTCTTGGTACACCTTCGCTGGATAATTTCATCATAATCATATTAATACAGAATGACATGAATTGACCAATCATTACCGTAGGATAATCTACATTTGGTTGTACTCCTTTTGGAACTACCTGTTGTTGAGGAGGAGGAAGTTCTTTACCAAATAAAAGAGGGTCTGCTTGAACGGGCACTGTGCTGGCAATTATGAACGCACCACAAGCAAGTGCCGCTAGAAATTTTTTCATTTATTTTCTCTGAATAAGTTTTATATTTCTTTATATTTATCATATTATTACCAATAAATTATGCGGCTTCTGGAATAACTGTATTTGCGGACTTCTCAACATAGAACAATCGCTGAGAAAGTCCGAGTTCCAAGTTTCTTTTTGCTCGGGTAACTGCAACATAGAAGAGGTTTTTCTCCATCACAGGAGCATCTTTGAATTCAATGGCAACTCTTGTTCTTCTGCCCATTGCATCAACATCAGACTTGTAGAATACCATTTCTGCATCATCAGCAATGCGCACACTATTCCACTCTTTACCTTTTGATTTGTGCATAGTGGTGATGACTACAGCATCAGCAGGAACTTTGCGCTGAGAATCTTTGATTTGCTGAATGATGTTTAATGCATTGTCAAAACCTCCCATCTTGTCAATTACACGCAAGGAAGTTTTCCACTCTCTATTTAGCAAATCCTCTTCCAACTCTTTGTTGAATTCTTCAATTGAGCGCAATCCTTTGAGGTCAGGATGTCGTACATCGTATGTTCTGCCATCTGAAAGAGAAACCAAATCCTCAATCATGCGGAATCCTTCGTTGTCAACTCCACCTTCAAGAGAAAATGAAACACCTTGATCCAACATTGAGATTGCTTCTGTCAAACAACCCATATTGGTGCGGCACAGTACAGCGGAAGTATTCTCTTCTTCCACACCTTCAAAACCTTTGATGCGCAGGTCTGTCATATGCTGCAGCAATTCATTTGCCTTGTATGCAATCTCTGGCAAGAAGCGGAATGATTGTGTCAGAGTGTATGTAGCTTCTGAAGGCATTTCTTTCAGGTAGTCTGCTGCACCACGGAACTGGTAAATTGCTTGGTTGTTGTCACCTACAGCAATCACACGGGCAGTTACACGGGAGATAATATCCGAGAATACTGGATTTACATCTTGTGATTCATCAGAAAGAACAACGTCTTCTGTAACAGGGATTACATTGTAGTGCATTTGAACCAACTTGACGTATACATCATGCAGCATAACGTCACTGTTGAAGTCAAAAGAAGAGAACAGACGTTGTGCAATTTGTACTGCACGTTTTTTGCGCTTGTCGGTTTCTTGAAGAATTTTATCTTCAGTCATGTTGGTGTAGCGGCGGATGTTGTTGTAGATTTTTTCTTCAACATCCTTGGGTACATGCTTCATAGCAATTGTGGTATCACGGGAAACCATGAAACGTGTCATGACTTGAAATGCATGGTATGCAAGGAACTTGTCATTGCCAGTCAGATTGAGGCGGGCGATGATATCCTTGACGGACATGTAGCCTTTGATGTTGTTGCAGTTAAGACCTGCACCTCTTGCAAGCTCAAGAGCAAAACCATTTTGAGTCTTGACTTTGAGGTTGCTCATGCCTTTGGCACGGGCCTTGCGCTCAACTTCTTCCTTAACGTCACGATTGAAAGCAATGTAGAGGAAAGTTTGGGTTGGATTCTGCTGTACCAATTCCAAGAGTGTGGAGGTCTTACCTGTTCCTGCAAGAGCAAGAACTTTGATGTTGCCTTCTACAGTGTTGAAGCCATTTAGGATTGCTTGTTGTTCTGCTGTAGGGGTCATGATGCCTCTTGTCTAGTGTGGAGAGTTGTCTCACTCAATAGAAATAGTATAGCAGACTGAGGGAAAATGTCAAGGGATATTCCTGGATTTACCAGGAATATCCGAGATTAGTTTAGAAGATTAGGTAGAAGGTTCTTGACTTTCTCATGCCTTTCAAGCACATCTTCATAAGTCAACCAACCAGCAACATAATCACCTTCATCTGTGATGCCTTCTACTTCTCTACCTACTCTTTTGTAGAATACGGCAATCTCATACAGACCTGCTTTTCCACCATATGACATGTTATGTCGGATAGTAGAAATAGAATATCCGTTATCAAAGTCTTTCCAGCATCTAATCGCTGAACCGTCTTCTAATTCAAAACCACTGATAACTTCTAGTTGTCGACCGAATGGATGTTCTTCAGACATATGAATCTCCTAAAGAGTTGTGGCGACCTGTACCGGACTTGAACCGGTGACCTCTTGCGTGACAGGCAAGCGTTCTAACCAACTGAACTAACAGGCCAAAGTATAGCAGATTGTGGGGAAATGTCAAGGGATTTTTTTGAAAAATGGGGAGAAAAATCTCCCCAACATATTTATTTAATCAAGCCAACTATCATCATCATCTTCTTCTTCGTTATTATTGATAGAAATAGTATTTAATAAATCATATGATGATATTCCATTTAACTTTAAGGGATTTTTTTGAAACCATTTTGGATTAGACCCAGTAGTTCCAACCGAAGCTGAATTAAGAAGAATAAGTTCTTTAGTATTATGATACTCTTTTAAACTTGGTACAGCACCATATATAGAAACCACATCAACTAATGGAGTTACCTTATTAAAATAACATTCTGAAATTTGATTTAGAGTACTATAAAAGGTTCTAACAAACTTAGTAATTTCTCTATTATAAGCAATTGCAGGATTTTCA